AGCCGTCAGGGAAGCAAGCCTTATGATCTGCGTGGCTATCTGGCAAGCGCGTCAAGCGCCAAGCGGTCAGGGCATGACTGTTGATGGTTTTAGCCCTTCTCCGTTCACAATGTCCTCGACTCTCGTAGCGCGCGTCAGAGGGTTAATTGCTCCATATCTAGCGCCAAATTCTCAAGTGGGTTGACATGACAGCGGCCATAACTACACTTCGCGCAACTATCGCAGCGGCTATCGTTGATAATACTAAATACTCAACCTTTAGTTTTCCGCCCGCGACACCCATCGCATATTCAGTAGTGATCAGCCCAAGCGACCCCTACATTTCGCCCAATAACAATTCACAAATTAGCATTTCGCCGCTTGCATCCTTTGACATAAATATATTTGTGCCCCTTCTAGATAATGAAGGCAACCTTAATGGAATTGAGGAAATGGTAGTTGCTGTTTTTGGTAAACTAGCCGCTTCCTCTATCGTCTATAATATCGGCAATGTAAGCGCGCCTAGCGTTCTCAATGCTGCTACGGGCGATCTTTTGCAATGTTCAATGCAATTACAATGTCTCACGAGTTGGAGTTAAAATGACTGACCACACAGCGGAAAATCTGGCTTTCTTAATTAAGATTGGTCAGATCAAAGAAACACCATCGGAAAAAACAGCAACCAAGAAGGATGAGGAATAATCATGGCGCAAGGTTTAGTTAATAAAGTTGGTTTCAAGGTTGGCGCTACAGATCCCGCGTCTGTTGATTTGAGCGCATACGTAACAAATTTTACATTGACAAGATCAGTAGATAGTTTAGAAGTCACAGCAATGGGTGATACTGGTCATCGTTATGTTGCAGGTCTCCAGAATAACTCCATTACCGTGGATTTGATCAATGACGATGCAGCAAGCGCAGTTCTACAGCAAATGAACACACTTTTCGCAACAAACGCTTACTTTAAGTGCGCGTTGGATAAGACTGCAATAGGTTCAGCGGCTAACCCTTTCTACTCAGGTTTAATCTTGGTAGATACAATCACACCTATTAACGGTGCTGTTTCTGATCTTGGAACACAGTCTTTGACTTTTCAAGTATCAGGCGCAATCACAGTTGCAACAACTGGCAGTTTCTAAACCAACTAACTAAGGGGCAATCATGGCACAACTGAAAATCACGTTTACAGATGGTAAAGAATTAAGCGGCGAAATTACGCCATTGATGGAATACCTATTTGAACAGCACTACAAGATTGGTTTCCACAAAGCGTTCCGCGAACAGGAAATGCAATCTATGGTTTATTTTCTTGCCCATGAAATAGTTAAGCGGAGCGGTGAACCCGTTGATGCAAGGTTGGAAACCTTTATTTCAACACTTAAAAATGTTGAGGTATTGGACTCCGACCCTTTGCAATAAGGCGTGACCTTCCTTTCACCTATCTAATTGCTCGCTTGAGCATTAGATTGGGGGTTGCGCCGCAAGGATTACTTGAACTAGATCAAACAATGCTTCAAGCATTGTTACAGGCTCTAAAAGATGAAGCAAGGGAGGTAAACGATGCCAACAGAAGTCAAAGGCGTCATTGAACTCCGCAAGGCTCTTAGGGCTTATGCACCTGATCTAGAAAAGGAAATGCGCAAGGAGATTTACGGAATAATTAGCCCTGTTGTGAAACAGGCTAAAGGCTATGTTCCTTCTGAAATTGCTGGCCTTCGTAAAGGTTGGATTAGATCAAGTAGAGGCCGCAAGATAACCAAGACTACTTCAGCGTTTCGCCGTGGTGTTTTTCCTTTCTTTAATCCTACAGAGGTTAAGGCTGGCATAAAATTTAGCGACAAAATTACTAAATCTAATCGCGCTGGATTTGTTAGTGTTTTCCAAATTAAGAACACTTCACGCGCAGGTGCTATTTATGAAATTGCTGGTCGCGCTAACAATGGTCAAGCGCAACCTTGGGTTGGCCCTAAAGGACCTTCAGGACATAAATATAGCCATTCTCAAAACCCTCATGCAGGTCAACACTTTATTAACGCAATTAGTAATTCAGGACAAATGAAGGGTGATGGCCCACGCCGCGGGCGTTTAATTTACCGCGCTTGGAATGAAAACCAAGGCCGTGCCAATGCTGCCGTATTTAAGGCTATTGAGCGTACAACAGCAAGATTTAATAAGGCTGCAACCATTCTAGATTTTAAGAGGGAAGCCGCATGAGTAATGTAGTCATTGATATTATTACGCAGTTTAGTGGCAAAAAGGCTTTTAAAGATGCTGATAATGCAGCCGCTAAACTTACTGGATCAGTAAAGAAACTAGGCGCAGCCCTAGGGCTTGCTTTCGGCGCTCGCGCTATTGTGCGTTTTGCTAAGTCAAGTGCCGCCGCATTTATTGAGGATGAAAAGGCAACTGCTCGCTTAACTCAAAGCGTAAAGAACCTAGGTCTTGCTTTATCTGCAACCGACATAAACGGCTATATTGAGCGGCTTACGCTTCAAACAGGCGTGGTTGATGACCAATTACGTCCTGCTATGCAATCTCTATTGCAGGTCACGGGAAGCGTCGCTAAGTCTCAAGATTTACTTAACACAGCAATTGAAACCTCCCGCGGTTCAGGTGAGTCACTTGCTACCGTGGCTAACGATTTGTCTCAAGCGTATGTAGGCAACCTCAAGGGCTTGCGTAAGTATTACCTCGGCTTAACTCAGGCAGAACTTAAAGCAATGTCTTTTGCCGAAATCCAAGAAAAACTAAACAATACTTTTAAGGGTTCTAGCGCAGCCTATCTAAATACTTTTGCAGGGCAATGGGAACTTTTGACCACAAATATAGGAGAAGCCAAGGAGGTTCTTGGAAAGGGCATGATTGAAGCCCTTATGATCCTTTCAGGAGATACAACAATTGAAGGTCTATCAAAGTCAATAAATGATCTTGCTCAAGACACGGCTGATGCAATCACTTCAATTGCTGAATTTGGTCGTAAAACTTACGATGCTTTCAAACCTGCCCGTGATCTAATTGGCGGCATAAAAGAGAGCCTCCAATGGGTTATTGATAACTACCCTTCATTGCGTTTAATGGAGGATAAGAAAGAACCTGCTCGCGCACGTAGGTTTTTTGCTGGAGGCCAAGACTCCATTAAGGCTGGCCAAATGTCAGCGGCAGAAAGACTAGCCGCTAAACGTGCAGCGGATCTAATAAAAATGCAGAAGGCTGCGGCGGCTGCGGCGGCCAAGGCAGCGGCAGATGCTCTTAAACTTAAAAGGGCTGGCACTTTATTTGATATGGAACAAATCCAAATCATTGCAGCCCTTAAAGGTCAAACTTCTAAAGACGATGAAACCCGCCTAAAACTTCAATTTGCTATTCTTACCGATAACGTAGGACAAGCGACTAAACTTGCTGGAGAAGTTGCTAGGGCTCAAGGATTAACTCAAGCCTTAGTTGATTATTATTCTGGCATCCCTAACGCCAAGAACCCTTTTGAAGGCTGGATTACCACTCTTAATGATGCAGAGGCTATTGCTAAGCGCATTGCGGAACAAAACAAACTTAATGCCTTACCTCCATCTATCACAAATCCTAACCCCAATGCTCCAATAACAGCCGTTCCAGATATGGGCAATCCTCCTGTAAATTATGGATATACACGCGAAAATCCTTCATTTGTTTACGGCGCTGGAAATCCTAACAATATCAATGTGATAGTTACTTTAGATGGTCAGGAAATGGCAGGAGCAGTTACCAAGGTTCAGCAAAATGGTTATCTTTCAGGCAAATTGATTGCACTAGAAAGAACTTTAGGATCATTTAACTAATGGCGCTTCCTGCACAAATTACTGTTTCATTTGACTTCAGTTCTGGCGCAACCTTTGGGTATCCCCTGACTCTTGGGGATGAAAAGTATGGACTCCTTGGAACTGCAACTTTAGGTTCAGAAACAATAAATAAAGTAGTTGATCTAACTCCAGACGTAAGACAAATAACTATACGCCGTGGACGCAATATTATGCGCGACCAATATGAGGCGGGAACTGCAACAATTCGCGTTTTAGATCCTGACTCAAATTTTAACCCACAATCGGTTACGTCTCCTTATTTTGGTTTTCTTACTCCCCTGAGAAAGATAAGAGTTGCAGCAACTTACAATGGAAATTCTTACTTTCTATTTTCAGGATATACAACAGATTACATATATACCTATCCTCAAGGACAAGAAACAGGATACGTAGACATTCAATGTGTAGATGCCTTTAGACTTATGCAACAGGCTGGAATTGTTACCGTGGCGTCTGCGCCCGCTGGCCAAGACACAGGCGCAAGAATTACCGCAATTTTGAACCAAGTTCAATGGCCAGCAAATATGCGTACAATTGATACAGGTTCAACGCTTTGTGTAGCAGATCCTTCAACTAATAGACCTTCTTTAGATGCTCTACTTAATGCAGCCTTTTCAGAACAAGGCGCGTTTTTTATCAATGGTGATGGAACAGCCGTATTCAAGAACCGTTCTAAGACGATTACTAGCGCAAGTGCAACTCCTATTGAGTTTAATCAAACAGGTGGAATACCGTATAAAAACCTTACCTATGCCTTTGACGATAAACTTATTATTAACTCATCGTCAATGACGCGTGTAGGCGGCACGGCTCAATTGGCAGAAAATACTGCCTCAATTGCCAAATATTTTCCTCACCAGAGCAATGAAACAAATTTAGTCTGCCAGACTGATGCAGATGCTTTAAATATTGCCAGAATTTATACCGCGACCAGAGCAGAAACCACAATACGAATTGACTCAATGACAATTGACCTTTTGAATACTTCAGTTCCAACAGGAACAATTTTAGATATTGAGTATTTCACACCTTTAAAAATTACTAATATTCAGCCCGATGGATCAACAATAGTAAAAACGCTTCAATGCCAAGGTTTTGCTTGGGATATAACACCGAATAAAATGCAAGTTACAATGACCACACTTGAACCCATTTGCGATGGGTTCACGCTAAACAGCGCCGTCCAAGGTATAATCAGTACCTCGGTATTGGCTTATTAGGAGATAACATGGCAGGTGCAGGATACAAACTATACGCGACAGGTGATATTTTAACTGCCGCGCAAGTAAACAATTACTTGCAAGAACAAACCGTGATGGTTTTTGCTGATGCCGCGGCTCGTACTACCGCTCTTTCGGGTGTAGTCGCTGAAGGTATGTTTTCATATCTTAAAGACACAAATGCGACTCAATATTACGATGGCAGCGCGTGGACTAATTTAGACACAACAGGCATGGTCAATCCCATGACAACTACAGGCGATACTATTTACTCGTCAAGCGGAACAACTCCAGCGCGATTGGGTATTGGCACTACTGGCCAAGTTTTAACAGTAGCGTCTGGATTACCATCTTGGGCAACTCCATCAACAGGTTCAATAGTTTATGTCGGCGGCACAACCTTTACAACATCATCCGCAGTCAATGTTAACAATGTGTTTTCAGCAACTTATGCAAACTATATGGTTGTTGCCGATTATGTTGGATCAGCCGCTACTGCGGGAATGTCAATGCGTTTTCGCGTATCTGGCGCAGATAACACTACAGCAAATTACAACACACAAACTCTTTATGGTTCTGGGACTACTGCTGCTGCAGTTAGAGCAACTGGTCAAACTTCGATGAATTTTACTGACAGTTCAACTGGTGGCAATTTTTCTACGGTAAATGTCATAAATCCTTTTGCAACAGCAAAATCATTGGTTGGCGGTTATGGACTTTACAACAGCGATGCTGGAGTCGAAGTTCAACAGAAAATGGGCGTTTTTACTGCTACAACTTCATTCACAGGCTTTTCTCTTATTCCAAGCACAGGAACAGTTACAGGAACAGTACGAGTCTATGGATTGGTTAACTCATGATAAAAACACAATACGATGCTGCAACTAACACAACTATTGAAGTTGAATTTGATGAAAACGATCTAAAGCAATTAGCAAAAGATCAAGAAGTCGAAGCCGCTCGATTAAAAGAACTAGTAGCCAAGGCAGCCGCCAAGGCAGCACTTCTAGATCGCTTAGGTATTACGGCCGAGGAAGCCGCTTTATTACTTGCATGAAGCCGAAACTATGTGCGGCGGGCGAAACTTTAAGATCGGCTATAAATGCTAATTACCC